CCACTAATAGAGTGAACAAAAGTATCAGCAGGAATACCACTACCAACTACTCTCTGTCCTTTCTGGATACCAGTTCCAGAACTTACCGTACCAGTAGATGCACCAGATGCCATGGTTAGGTTAACACCAGTTGCACCTGCTTTCTCTCTGACACAACCAGTGAATGATCCAGCAGTTGCACGAGAAAGAGGAGACAGTGCAGATCCAGTTGCATCGTCCAGAGCAATACCAGTAGAACTACCAATCGTATCAGTGATCTGGAATGTTGTACCAGAAGGAACCGCTGCAACATAGTATGTCTTACCAGACACAATGTTAGAGAATGGTGTATCAAATACAATTGTTTGCTGACCGCCAGGAGCAAGACCAGATGTAGATGCTACGGTAATGGTATCACCAGCAGCACTTACACTGATAACATCCTGCACAAACACAGTCTTGCCAGTATAGTTTACATATTCCTGAACACCAGTGGTTGCTCCAGTAGATTGTTTGATACGAAGAGTTCCAGCAGTAGGGAAATGTGTAGGTGCATCAGCAACATAGATTGTAGTATCACTATTACTGATTGTTCTAGTTGCAGCAGTTGCTGGTGGAATAGTATTGACTTCATAACGAGCAGGTAGGTTACCTGATCTCATGTATGCTTCAGTATTTTGGTTGTTGTTAGGGATCTTATGAGCATAGATAACGTCACCATTTAGAGCACGGAAACCCCAGCGAACAAAACCAGCACCATACCAAGAGTAGTCCATGTAGAACATCTGCATCTTGGTAGTGTCAAGTGTGTAACCAGTCTTACCTGTACCGTCGCAACGGTCAATGTTCCAGTCAGATTGGTTCCATTCTGTTTCTACAGTCTTGGTTACAGGAACAAAGTTTGCAGATGGTCCACGATAGTCTGGGAAGATAACCATCTGTGTATCAGAGATGATACCATCGACACGATAGGAAGCACCACGAAGAACAACATAGTCACCAGGCTTCAACTGTTTAGAGAACTTGGTGTTCTGTCCATTAGGACCAGGATCACTCTGTACTAGAGTATTACCATTAGTTACTGCAACCTTACCAGACAACTGGAAGGTAGATGTTCTACGAACAACACTAAGATTGCCACTAGCATAACGGAAGAAGATGCCATTTTGCTGGTCCATCATACCGATTTCTAGTTTGGTTCCATAAGAATCAACAGGAGTAACAGTGTACTCACCAGCAGCAACAGTATCTACAGGTGCAGATGGAACAACATATGTAAATACGAATGGATCAATAACTTGAGCAACAGGATATGTTCCGTTGTAATTGTTATCTCTTACGTTACGAACATCAACCGTTGTTCCAACGCTTACGTTATGTGCTTCTGCACAAGTTACTGTGATGGTTGTACCACTAGCAGAAATGTGATCAACGTTTGTAAGTGCTGGTTCTAGAATAGAACCTGTTGAGAATGCTACACCTTTACCAGACTGATAGCGGAAATAACGTTTGGTTTGTCTGACTGCCTGCTGGTTTTTAGAAGAAGAGTTAGTAGAGAACTTAACACCACCATCAAATGCTCTATGGATAGAGGTGCCCTGTGGTCTAGGATAGAGTTTAATAGTTCCTGTGTTAACAGCACCAGATGGTGCTGAAGTTGGGAAATAATAGAAGCGAGTTGGACTTTCTACTCTAGCAACAATCCAAGATCCGTTTACATTTGTACCAGAAGAACCAGCAACAGCAACTTCGTTACCAACTTCTAGTCCATGTGCTTGTGTGCAATCAACCTGAACAGATCCTGCCATACCACCACCTGCTGCAGCAAGGGTGATAGTTCCACCAAGATCAGATCCAGTGTAATGAATACCAGAGTATAGTGCAGTTCTTGCCTGATCAATAATTGCACCAGAACCTAACGTCCATTCATACTTAGCAGTGTATGTAAAATCTGTAGAACCAGAGGTGCTATCAACAATGAAGACACCATTTGCGCCAGGAAAACTAGTGTCTTGAATAAAGATTGCTGTACCAGCAGCAGGACGTGTTGATTGTCCTGTGTCAACAGAAACAGTAATCACTCTGCTATTAGTTACTGCCTGAACATCAGTGATTACAATTACATCCTCAGATTTATATGCAAATGGGTTGTTGTTAATCATTGACAACGCTTCCCACTTCGTACTCTGAGTTCCATACTCAAAGTCAGTATCGATTTGAGATTCAGGTTGAGACATTCTCTGCTTGTTTACAGCATCGTTATATGTCTCTGCTGGTCTGTATGTCTCTTCAAAATCATCAACAACAATCTGCAACTGGTCTGTGTCAGACATCGAAGTCGTGTCATATGACAAGACAACTCTGGTCGTTGTGACGTTACGAATATCAGTCTGAATACTATAGGTGGTAGCAGTCAGTTCTGGATCAGAGAAGTTATAGATTACTTTGTTATCAGTAACGTTCGTGATAAGAATTAGGTTCTCTCGCTGAACGCCACCAGGAATGATAACCTCACGCGCCGAAGCATCAAAGAGATAATAGTTACTCTGAATAGTTTTCCTTGCCATTACCTATGTTCCTTGGAATATTTTATGCTCTATCTATTTATCTACGGTGTTCTTGTAGAAGTTAAACCAGGATTTGTACTTGCTGCTACACCAGTATAAGTTTCTTTTGTAGCGTTGTAGTTCTGGAATACTGCTGCTGCTGTTAGAGCTCTTGGATAGATACGAACTTCACCAATTTCTCCATTGAAATAATTTCCAATAGATGCTCTCTCCAAAGCACCAATAGTATATGTTGTAAGTCCAGGGGTGTCATCAAACCACTTGTATCCAGATCCAGTAATATATGATGGTGTATATGATACTCCATCAACATACATTCCATAATTAGATCCATCACCAGTAACAACTACATGATGCCAATTCCCATCTGATACTGTAACGTTTGCCTCTATTTCTGGTAGAACTGAGTTGTCATCAAGAACAAACCTTGGTTTGCCACCATGAATTCTAACGTGTCCCCAGTATGTATTATCTCCAGGTTCACTTTCTGAATAAATTGCTCCGCCTGGTGTGCTTGTATCTGATGTCTTGAACCATGCTTCAATTGATCCAGTATCAGTACCAAAAAGAATTGTAGATGATCCACTAATGTAATCATCCGTTCCATCAAACTCAAAGTATCCACCAGCAGCGTTGTGGGTGGCACCATTTACTACACCATCATTACCTTTACCTGATTGATCTTGCCAGGTTCCAGGACCAGTTGTAGATGTTGCCACACCACTAACAGTAAGAGTAGATACGTTAGCACCAGCACCAGTAGCCAAGTATATTGATGTGACAGTAGCAGGGGTAGTATCAGTATCATAAAGAGATCCAGGACTAGTCCAGTTTTGACCATCACTGGAAGTAAAAATGTATCTATCGCTTGTGTCTGTGCTAATAGTCCACTGAACTTCAACTAAGTTTGAGGATTTCCAAACTTGTACACTGTTAGCACCAAGTCCACCAAGTCCACTCATGAGTTGTGATCCACCCCAAGTGTTATATGTCAATCCTGAGGAATTATATGACACACTAGTTGATGATGTATCAAAAGTATTGTCACTATTATCAAAACCAAATTGAATTGTTCCGATGTCAGGTGTTGTTGTAGTACCAGCAACAATACCAGTGTCACCCAACAGGTTCAGTTCTTGGAAGTCGGCAGGTCTAATAGCAGGACTACCACTGTACTCAAAACTATCAGCGTCATCCATCTGACGTTTCTTGTTTGTTACCTTAGCAGCAAGGTCATCAAACATAATCTTAGTAGCACCAAAAGGATATGCAATTAGATCACTTGTGTCATGTCTTACAGAACCATCTGATAATCTACCAATTTTATCTGGTTCATTAAGAATTACATAGTCGATTGTCTCACCTGTGCCTTCAGTATATTGGAAAGCACCAAGACCATTACCAGAAGAACTTACTTTACCGAAAGTATATGCATCAGGTGTACCATTCAGTCCATCAATAATACCATCAATGTACATAAAGTAATAGAAAGATGGATCTCCATCTAGACATACACTAGCAAATGTATCTGAATTATTAAAAGAACTTGTTAGAGTTCTTCTCCAAACTAAGTCACCGTTTCTAGAATACTTAGTTAGCAAACCACTGGTGTCACCACTATCAGTGTATGTGCCAAACACAACTGTCTGCTGTGTCTCTCCATCAGAAAATACTTGATCATATGTAATGCTACCAGAAGATTGTGCAGTCTTTCTTTGCCACTGTATGTTTCCTTCGGGAGTATACTTAACAAGATATCCATCATCGTTTCCATTCACACTAACATAAATCTGATCTTGATTATCGATATACACATCAGTGCATTTGAGTTGATCACCACCAGCATCTGGAGACAATGTTCTATCCCATAGAACTTCACCCGTGTTGGTATCAATCTTAACGATGTATCCTTTGTCAGCACTGTCATCTTCTAAAAATCCAACAGCAACAACCTCACCTCTACTATTAGCAGCAATAGATTTGAGAACTACATCTCTTCCCAGCATGAACGCTGACTTACCCCAGCTGGGATTGCCATTGGTATCAAATTTTTCTACAAATGCTTGAGTATCAGGAAGCAAATAAGAGGTACGACCACATGCATAGTAGTTTCCATTACTGTCTGATGTAAGACCTAAGTAACGAACGTTTGCTGAAAATGTTGTTGACTGCCAATCAATTACACCACCATTAGAATACTTTGCAATCCAAGGAGCAGTTCCAGAAAATCCAGCTACAATTAAATTGTTATTACTATCCAACTCCATGGCACGCAGAGTTGTATTAACACCTGCACCTGCCTCTACTCTAACATCAAACTCTAATGCTCCTGTTTCATCTCTCTTCTCAAACCAACCAAAACTTTTGGATGCATTATCAGATGCCGATCCTGCAAGAAGATACTTTTGATCTGTGTAATTATATCTGATCTCGTCAGGAAGATACACACCATCAGTCCCTGCAGACCGATCGATTGTATCAAAGAAATTTCCTACAACTCCATCGCCAGAAGAACCTAGAAGAAAGAAGTTTCTGGCGGGACTATTAAAACCTACTGGCATCTATCTATCCTCAGCTGAAGTCTGTGTTGCCTTGTCCGAATACCTTAGTCACACCAGAATTATCTTTGACAAGGATGAAAGTTAAGATGTCTGTGTTTGATGTAGCAATTGGTGGTGAACCACCTGACCACTGAACGCCATTAGATACAGACACGCCATCGACGGTGCAGGCATCACCATATGTAGCAGCAGTGTTTGCAGTTATGATTAGTGTTACAGTAATAGATTGTCCATTGCTCAATACACTTGGGTTGCTTGGGTCACCGTTGTCTGTAACAAACGCCCAAGTATTGATTGCGTTGGTGGTTGGTTGTCCACAAATAGTGTTAGATCCAACAACGTTAATTGTTAGAGTGTTTGCACTAGGTGTTAATGTAGTGTTGAAACTCTGGAATACTTTTTCAATAACTCTACCACCAATGGTAACAAATCCACTAGTCGTAAGTCTCTCTAGTGTACCAACTGTTTCCAGCGAAGAATTAATGACTGTTGTTCCAAGTGTAGTTTGATCAAGAACAAGTTGGTTACCAATAGCAAACCTCTTGCCAAGAGCAATCTCCAAGTTTTCAGAGAACGACCAGTATTTTTCAGTTCTTGTATCATCATAAAGGATAGTCTTATCAGTCGATCCCTTAAGAACAATGCCTCCACCGTTAGCTGTCGTATCACTAGGACCTTGACCTAAGAAGTTAGCAGTACCACTACCAGTAACGAGGTTATCTAGAGTTGCAGTGTTACCAGTTACAGTTACAATCTTTGTTCCAGTTGGTACGCTGATACCACCAGTAACAGAGTTGATGACCATGCCAGGAATGACGTTATCTGTAGGTGTGATACCTGTAATTGTATTGGTCTGGTCAACTGTCGTTGCAGAGAAGTTAGCGTTAAGAACAGCACCCAATTCAAGGGTCTTGTCATCCACCTGTAAAATATTTGAGTTGATAGTGGTGGTCGTGCCATTAACTGTGAGGTTACCTGCAATTACAGCACTGCCACTAACAGATAGATCGTTCTCGATAGTAATGTCAAAGTTACTATCACCCTTGATCCAAGCATTGGATCCAGAGGAAATGACTAGTTGATTATCTCCGCCAGGATTATCTGGTTGGTATGTTGCATCACCAACACCATTATAAGAGGAACCGATGAGGACATTACCATCACCAGTAGCAGCGTAACCAGCATAGAAACCAATACAGATATTGTTATTGCCGTTAGTGGTAGATTCTAGTGCGTTGTTACCAATCGCTACGTTTCTAGATCCGCCTTGTACAAGTAGCAATGCGTCTCTACCCATTGCTGTGTTGTCTGTTCCATCATCTAGTTGTCTTAGTGCTCTGTTACCGTAGGCAGTATTCGCAGCACCGACATTACATACACGAAGTGCTTCATATCCATACGCGGTATTCTGAGATCCAGAACTTACACTGCCTAGACTTCTAACACCAAACGAAGTATTGGTTGCTGTGTTCTGAGCGTTACCTCTACCAACTGTAATAGGATCTGTAGATGTTCCGAAGATCTTAATGTCTGCTAACTCAGAGTTAAGTGTAGCGTTGACAAGAAGATCATCAGCAATTGTTGTACCAACTGTGAGTTCCTTAGGAAGAACTAAGTTGTTATTAATAGTTGTGGTTCCACTAGTAGCACCAATGCTCAAATTAGTGGAGGAGTTTGCAAAGTTTACATCGACTGCACTACCAATAATAAGATCAAAACTATTTGATGATGTAGTAATCGAGTTAAGAATGTTTGGATTGTTCTGGAATACCAAACGATCTGTACCAGTTGTGTCTGTAATTAGAGTACGCAACTGTGTGGATGTTGTAGGTGCAAACGTTGCAAGAGTATCAGATGTATATGCTACGTTACCACCTTGTCTAAAGTTTGTAGTAACAGAGGACAGTGCGTTATCAGTTGTAAATACAACGTCTCTCTGGAACTCTACAGCAATAGCAGATGAAAGTGTCAGTGTTGACGAAACAGTATTAGCAATTGTCAGACCGTTGATAGATGTGGCAGTTGCAGCACCTAGAGTAGGAGCAGTTAGTGTTGGTGACTGTAAAGTTTTGTTGGAAAGTGTTTGGAAGTCTGTCTCGTTTACCAATCTCTTGTCAACAGAACCATCCCAAGATCTCCAATAACCACCAGCATTATACCACTGTAGTGATTGATAAGATACAACGTTTTCACTAGCATCAGTAGTAAGATTGACTTGAATACCACCATCAGAAGCAGTGATGCTCTGACCCTTTCTAAGTTCGATGATGTTATCTTCTACCTGCAAGGTAGTTGTATTAAGAATAGTCTGGGTTCCATCAACAACCAAGTCACCGCCAATCGTAACTGTAGATCCATCGTCAGTTAGAAGACTGTTTGTTAGTTGTCCGTTACCACTGTCCCACTTAACCAAAGTGTTACCAGAAAGGTTGCCAGAGTTCTTTAACTGGAAGTCAGTTCCATTAAGAATTAGACCACCACTAGCAGCGAGACTAGCACCAGTATCAGTGTTGACTGAGGAGATAGTGATTGTGGTTACACCACCACTAATATTTTGAGTAACTGTAGTATCACCTGCCTGAACAAGTCTAAAGTCACCAGCGTTCAATGCGTTGCTAGGACCAGCGGCAACTCTAGTGACAGTGTTTGTGTCAGTGCTATCAATTTCAATTGTGTTTCCTGACTGTTGTACTGTGACATTACCACCTAGGTGACTACCACCAGTGATAGTAACATCAGCACCAGCGGTAGTAGCAGGAGTAAATGTTCCTGTCGTGCCTCCTCTCAGTCTGGTTACTGTGTCAGTAGAACTGATAGTGATTTCAGGATCACCTGTCTGTCCGTTAGCACCTTGAGTTACGGTGGTAGCACCAGCACTTAGGAAGGTATAGTTTCCAGTCTGTCCATCAGCAGGACCATAGTTTCCACCAAGACCGACGCGGAGTTTTGTTTTAGTATCTTGATCGTTTGCACTGATCGTAATAGTTCTGGTAGGAGCATCCTGAATGACCTGAATGATACCAGCACCAGCGATAGACATTGCGCCAGTCTGTGCAGTACCACCAGATGCTGCCTGAAGTGTAGTAATTGTATCAGCGTCTAGAACTGTACCAGATAGAGAAATAGTATCTCCTACTCTATTGATCAGTAGTTCTAGTGCTTTGTGGTTAGCAGGAATAGTAGCAGGAGCAGTTACTCCAATGATAATATCATCATCAACTGCAGAACTATCTGTAAGTCTTAGAATTTTTTGAGATGAAGAAGCACCATCGAGAGCAGCAATAGTATAAGTTGTGTTGTCGTTTGGTGTTGTGATCGATCCACCAAGAGAAACACTGGTTCCGTTGACACTAATACTAGAGTTTACAAGAGCACTGTTTGGAATGTTAGTGAGCGTACTAGTAGATCCAGAGATCGTGCAGTTTTCAAACTGTTTATTTGTAATAGTTTGCGAAGCGGTCAGATAAACATCACCAGGCGTTCCCCATGAAACAGCGGATCCATCACTGGTTAGATATTTACCTGCACCAGTGTCTGAACTGATAATGATACCATTACCAGTTAGATCTAAATTGTCACCCGATACAAGTTCTTCAATCTTCTTGGATACAGAGTTAACAATTAACGGAAAACGATCAGCCATTTAACTTGCCAG